CTTTATATGGGTTGGGACTGTTATAACATAATTGTTACTTTCATACCTTTATACAGTGTAGTGAATATTTTTTGGAGATCCACTAGACCTTTATACATACCAGTCTGTACGGATATTTACCAGTAGTTTAGGTAATTTAACGTGTAAGATTAAACTTTTTGAGGAATTCTTCTGTGCTTGGATGATCTATGTTGCCTTTCCACTCTAGATCTTTGGGTTGGAACCATCCTGTTGGTATTACCCTGTGGAATCTTGCGTCTGGATAGTCCTGCAGGCACTTCTTGGTCTGGTTCATCCAGTTGCCGTAGAACGTTGCGTCATCCTTGGAACGTTTGTAGTTCCTCGTGTCCTTGAAAACGTTGTTGAACATCTTCCTGTTGCCCTTGTTGTCAACATTGTGTCCCATGTAATCAAAACCCAGTATATAAATGTCCTTGTGTCCATGATCACACGCCATCCGCAGTGCTGTTGGACCAGAACTCCAGCCCAGGCTTGGCTTGAACCATCTTATGTGATTCAACGCAATTGGATTTTTGTTGTACTGTGCATTGAAGTTGGACCATACTTGATTTTTAGTAGGGTATTCTGTTTCTACTATCTCAAGAACCATCTTTGGATCAACGGCTATCAGATAATCGGGTGTCTCTGTCCTGAATATGGCGTTACAGGCGTATACCTTACCGTGTTTCTTGAGGTCATCCACACGGATTCCCTTTCGAGATTCGCCATTGCCTAATACGAAAGCTACTTCCGCCATGCTATAATGCTAGATCGTCTGTTCCTGCAGGTTGTCCATACATCTTCTGTGTGAACACTGCTTCTTCCTTCTGCTGTGCATCGTGGGCCTCTGATGCAAGTCTCAATGAATTGATATCGTTGAGAGTGAGTCTTGTTTTTCTTGTGTCGTTGTCGTCCAACACAGAGATATCATTCTCGGGTTCGTAGGTCTTGTCCTGTTCAAAACCGTTTTCTGTGTGTGTGAAAAATTCAAATAGTTTCATAATCGTATTTAACCTTAAACTTGTCCTGCTGGTCCTGATCCACCTGCTGTACCACCTGGTGTCTGCCCCGGTGCTCCCGGTCCTGGTGCTCCTGGTTCTGGTGCTTCCGGATCTGCTGTTGGTTCCTCGAACTGGTCTAGGTCACTTGATATGCCTGATTGTGTTACCCCGCCTGCTCTCAGTTCGTTATTTTTAGTCTGTTTCTTCTGTGGCACGTTGTTTTCCTCTGCCCATAGTTGTGCATTTCTTGCCATCTCTTCTTCGGTAAGTCCAAGATACCTTTTCAGTGCAAATCTTTTACTCATGTATGGCAGTTCAGCTACCTGTGTGAATGTTCCAACCCTGCTTTGATCCATCTCTGTCTGTCTGTACTGTGCAAAGTTTTGTGGTGGGTTCAGTTTAAGCTCAAACATGCTGTTGTCGATGTTGTAGCCCTTGCTGTGTATCCATAGTTTAAATTCACTGTCAAATGTTTCCGCCAACATTGACTGCAATCTCGCACAATACTTGTTGAATCTCAATTCTTGTATGTAAGCTGTTCCGACCCTACCGTCATTGTATGATTGTCCGCCATCTTCCGCACCTGTTGGCAGATAAGAACTTGGAATTCTCAATCCTCTGAACAGTTTGTTAGTGAAGAATCTTAGATCGTCAATCTCACCTAGATTAGTACCACCCGGAAGTGTGTCTACCTTAGATCCCCTACCCTCTGCTGTCTGTGGGAAGAAATAATCTTCGTTCATTGACATCGGGTTGTAGGTTGCATCAATGAAGTTCGCACCACCTGATGCACTTGGTATCCTTCTCTGGTTGATCTCGTTTTTAACTCTCTCAACGAACTGCATGGCCAAGTGTGTTGGCATGTTACCTACGTCGATGTAGAACACTCTTCTCTCAGGTGCTCTCTGAACCCTGTAGATTATGATTGCGTCCTCTAATAATTCTTTCTGTTTGTAAACTTTGAATACTTGTTCTAGTACTGACTGTCCGAAAGGGAATAGGTTGTCCAATCCATCTGACATGCTCATGTGTATCACATGTTCCGCATTGATGTTGTATGCGTTCATGGTCTTGTAGAATCTTCCACCTTGCCCGCCAGTTCCGCCCATGTTGGATCCCTGTCCTTGAGATGCATAGTTCTGACCATAGGCCGCATTTCCGCCACCTGTTGTTCCCGAACCACCATATGTTTGATTAGGTGTTATCTGTGTTGCTGAAAGTCTCTGTAGGTTGGGATTTATGTCCCTGATCACATATTGTTCAGGTTTCTTTCCCTCTGATTCATTTACTACTATCCTGTCAACTTTTGCGTTGTCAATGTACAACCACTTCTGTGTCTCTGGATCCCTAACGAAGAAACAATCTCCGTACTTCAGTGCGTTCCTGAATATTCTGAAGATTCTCTTCTGGAACTGGTTTGCTCTAGTCCATTGTTGCAGTGCTTTCTTGAGAAGCTTCACTTCGTGCTCAGTGGTCTCGTCCTTGAACACAAGATCAAACGGTGTCTCGTTCTCCGTGTTGGTCTGTGTTGAAAATTCTGCTAGGATGTCCAGTGCCGCATTGATCTCCGAGTCTGAATCCATTTGGTCATACTGGAAGTATCTCTGTATCCTGTTGGGGTGTCCTGTGTACACATCTGGCAAGTAAGAACTGTAATTCCTCTTCGCGAAGTTGGGTACTTTCTCCCCTGATATGGGAGACATGTTTGCGTCATTAAAATATTTTTTCCAAGCCATAGTAATATGTTACACTTTTTTGTTCATTTGAGCAACCTAAACTAGGATATTATTCCTATTTGAGAAGTATCTTTACGAGCAGTTTTTTCTACTGCCTTTAAAGCCCTGCCTTCAACTGCTACAAGCATATTTACGCCATTTTCCATATTCGTTAAAGTCTTATTTGCGGAGTTCAGTGCTGTTACCATGGTTGTCATCTTGTTCTCTAGTGACTCAGTGCTGAATGTAGACTTAAGATTGCTGTTTGCTGTGACTGTGCTAGATGTTCCTGCTGTGATCATCTCTGGTCCTTTTTCACCTGTCAGGTAAGTCTTGCCTGCGTCCATGCCTCCACCAAATGCTTTTCCACCACCGAACATTCCACCTATGGCTTCTCCTGCCATTCCGCCCAATGATGCTCCTAATAATGCTCCGGCCGGTCCTCCAAGTAGTCCTAGTAATCCGCCTATTGCCGTGCCGGCTATACCACCATACGCAGATGCGTTGTTAGTGTCGTCGCCGTCTTTCAAGTTCGAGTATGCAGACATACCTGTCAGTCCCACACCAAGTGCGCCTGAGGCCCTGCCCACACCACTTCTTGCAAAACTTCCAAATCCTCCGCCCTTACCTGGTGCACCCTTGACAAGTCCCCCGGCTCTGCCTTTTAAAATTGATCCCAGACCTCTCTGTCCTATTCTAACACCAGCGGCAACTATTCCTATCTGTGCGGCCTTGTTGAACAGGAACTTGCCTGCCATTCCTGCCGCGAACAATCCTGCGGTCAATGCCGGTGCCTTGGCCAGTGCTGTGGCTATTGCTCCCGAACCGGACATGATGCCCTTGATCCCGTCAATTCCTTTGCCCAGTGCTGGACCAAATGCCTGTAATAATCCTGTTTCAATTCCTTGGAATTGACTTGCCAGTACTTTTGTGGCCTGTTCAAATGAAGTCAACCCCTTGACAAGATCTGTCCCTGACACATCTGCTAAATCATCTAGTACTGCCCCGGTGTTTAGTATGGTCTTGCTCAATCCGCCAAACCCGTTAACACCCTGCAGTCTGGTGAATTCAACAACACCTGTCTGCGTGACCCTGTTAAATCTTTCTCCGCTCTTGATTGACGCATCTCTCATGGCTACCAGTGCCTGTTCAGATGTTATCACACCTGCGATTAAGTCCCTAGAGATTTTTGCCATCTCCGGAACGTTCATCACTATCTCCTGTGCGGCGTCTGTTACTGCTACTCCACTGTTGGCAATAAGGTCCTGGACACCTGTTGCCAGATCCGGTGCAACGTTGCTTATCACTGTTCCAAATGCCTGTAACCTGGCTGTTGTGGCCTCTGTCTGGGTGTTGAGGAACGCAAGGAATCTTTCGTTCGACATACCTGCATCTATCTCTTTACGGAGTTCGGCTCGTTGTACTCCGGTAAGTTTGGCCAACTTGTCTAGCTCTTCACCAAACCTGACGGCGCTCTCTGCATTCTTGGTTCGTGCGTTTGCATCAAAACTTCCAGTCAATCTCTGTCTTTCTAAATTCAATAATAGTGTGTCGTTTATCTCATCAACAGTGAACCCCAAAGTCAACAACCTGTCACCTGCCAGCTCTCTGGTTTGTGTTGAAAGCAGTGCTATGCCCTTGGCACCTGCTGTTGCAGATCCGAACAGTGCCGCTAACGATTGTGAGTTGTCACCGACTAATTTAGCGAAGTCGTCTAAAGGTAATGTGGCCTCACGTGCCGCCATTCTTAATTCAACTATGCTTTGTCCAAAGTTTGCACCTGTCTGTGACAGCTGTCTGAATGTTTCGATGTTAACATCTAGTCTGCTACCAAGTGTGCCGACAAACTTGCCCATGTGATCTGTGAATGCACTGATATTACCTTGTCCTTCAAATGCCGCTTTACCTATACCTACGAAAGACTTGCCTACTTTTTTACTTAGATTTATAATTTTTTCGTTTTGATCAATCTGTCTTTCTTTTTGTTTAATAG